TTCTTCTTCATAGATGTACTCGGGCTCTTCAAACATGTCATACTCTTGGTCAAACATAGGCTCTTCAAAATAACCGTACTGTTCTGGCTCTTCAAAAGTGTCATACATGTCATACTCTTCTTGATACCCATAATCGGGTTCTTCTTCATAGTAAGCCACTGAATCTTCTTGTCTATACCCTTGACAGAACGGTCCGTATTGTGGGTCAAGGTCACACTGTAAATCATCGTAAGCTTCCCAGTACCCAGTACAACTATAATCGTTAAGAGGATTACTACAGTCAACAACATTACCTGTACCTGTACCATACAAAGACCCACCACTTTCTAAGTTTTGGTTCTTGTCTGTGTTGTTCCAGTCTGTATCGGCACAAGATTTAGAGTTAGTTGAGCCGGTGTTACACTCATCATGGAATAGATATTCATATACTTCAGCACTACCACTACCAACCTCACCAATTAAAACATCATGGTTAATAATATCTAATGCACCATATCTATACTCAAAGGTATCGTTAGTCCATAGTATAACTTCAAAACTGTTATCAGATGCACGATTGTATTCACGCATATCATACCAACCAAAGACTGTCTTATCATTAAAACTTTTAGCTAACATGCTTGAATTGTTATCTCTTATTAGGTCAGTCCAAAAAGGCAGCATAGTATAAGTATACTGATTAGCTAAAGGGTCTGGTGTATAATCCGAGCAATAAGCCCCAGAGGTTTTAAAATGTAAACAACCATTAGTAGCTATACGGGCTTGAGTAAATTCTTGACCATAAAAGTCAAAGGTAAACCCTAAATTAAAAACAGCCGAGACTTGGTCGTCTCCTGCGTTTAGACTAGTAGTTCCTGATTGATTTGTAAGGTCTATTAAAGACTGATTAGCTTCGTATATGTACGTACTAGATACGTTTAAACTAAGCAGACACGCTATTGCGTAGCATAGAATTCTTTTTTGCATTGCCTTTTAGTTTTAGTTTTAGTTGTGTATATAACCTTGACTGCCCCGACAACATCTTTGTTTATCTTGTCTCTGTTAGGGTTTCTATCGTGTGTGCATTGCTGTATAAAAAGTTTCTCTTGGTCTTTAGCGTCAGGTCTACGAGATGCGTTGTCAGCCCAAGCTGCTGATGCTTCTTTACCTATCTTACCTTGGTAAGGGCAAGGAGTACCAGCCATTTCCATAGCTTTAAATACTCTAGGGTCTTGACATAGTATCGAGACTGAAGCTACTTTCATACCGGTATCATAGAGATACTTGGAAAGTTTTAAGCGTTCACAGTTAGTATCAGTAACTGTACGTCCTGTAGAGAACCCAAACACTTGCCCTTGAAAGGCACCAGAACGTCCTACCGTACATAAATCTTGTGAATAAGACATTATAGATGGGGCAATAGCTGAAGCTGGAGGAGCTTTGCTACGTACATTCTGATTTATAGTTTGTGTAGAATTAGACTCGTTAATGTTTCTGTTTGTGTTATCAGATTTTGAGTTATTCTCATTAACATTTTTGTTATCAGTTGTAACATTTGAATCTGAAGTAGATTGATTAACATTGGTGTTGCTATTAGTATTTGTATTATTACTAGTAGAATTACTATTGTTATTTACGTTCTGATTTACTGTAGAGTTTACAGTAGAGTTAGATGTAGAAGTAGATGTGTTAACGTTGTTATTATTATTGGTATTACTGCTTGTAGATGTGGAAGTATTAACGTTGTTGTTTGTATTATTTGAGGTATTAACATTAGTATTATTATTGGTCGATGTATTAGTATTAGTATTTACATTGGTGTTAGCATTTGTATTACTATTAGTATTAGTGTTTGTGTTGGTATTATTATTAGTATTATTATTGGTGTTCGTATTTGTTGTCACCGTATTATTAATAGTAGTTAATCCATTGTCTTCACAATACTGAGTACCTGAAACACAATCACCTGTCTGGTCTGCTTGTACACCAAACGAAAAGGCAAACAGCCCTAGTATAAATAATGGTCCAATAAACCCTAAGTTTAAATCCCCTCTTGTCACTTTCTTTCTCCTATTTGTCAGGGGTGTTTGAAGCCCCAAAGTAAAAACTAATTACAGCACTTGCCAACCCACCTAGATAACCAAGCACTAAGTTAATTAATGCTTCGCTGTTTTGTTCTGGCGGTTGTAAAGTTACTAAGAATATGTAACCCATAAACCCACCAACCACAGCTATACCCATGATACGTGCAGTCCAGTCTTTACTAAACTTACCACGTGCATCTTGTTTGTCTTGTACTTCTAATGAGAAGACATCGACTTCTAGTTCTTTCATCTGTACTTCAAAAGCTTGTTCAGCTTGTTTGAGCTGTAGCATCTGTTCAGGTGTAGCTACGTCCATAGCTTTGTTAATAGCCTTTGGATTGTTAGGAACACCTAAAACTTCAGAAATCATTTTAGCAGCCATACCACCCATAGGTCCACCTAGTGCAGTACCTAACGTTGGAGCTACCGCACCTATTATATTTGTTAATAATCCTTTCATACTAAATCCTCCATTAGTTCTTCATACAAATTTCTAAAATTTTCTAGTGTCATAAACCCTAATCCTTGTCCAATCTGGTGCATCCTATAAATGTTATACGACATTTCAAGTTGTTTCTCGGTGTATAGTAACATTATACTAAGTTTAAAACTAACTGTTGTAGCTCTACACTACGTCTACCAACCTGTTTAAACCACTTGCTATCTTCCATTTGTCTAGCCATCTCAGCCCAGTTGTGTTCTTTACAAGCTTTTAACATGTTACGAAACTTTGAAAGTCTTGTACCACCTAGGTTAAAACACATGTTTACTAACACACGTTTTATATCTTCTGGAAGATTATTAAAATCTTCTTGGCTTCCGAACACATGTATAGCTTCTGCATAATGCCTATCAAAGTCTATCATGTAGTATCTGTCTACAACCTTTTGAGATACAGGTGTGCCTATTTCCCAGTCGTATTCTTCGTCTTGTGGTTGACATAGATGACCAACTCCTAGAGTCTTATAACCTAAACTGTCGTTATAGATTTCTAGGACTTCGCCCTCGTGTCTTTTAATTTCCCATTTGCATAAGTCTGTGTTCATATTATTTGTATGTAATTGCCGGTTGATTGTAGGGTAATCCTGTGATGGGGTTGATTCTATCAGCAGCATTATCCTGTGTAAAAGGTACTTCAGGACCTTGTATAAGTTCTTCACCTACGATTCCTCCCATTGAAAAGTCAGTTCTAGATATTAACGGTTGTGTACCGGAAGAAGTTTTTATATTAGCTCTATCTTCTAGTAAAGCTTCTTCTGTTAAAAATTCAGAAGCTCTGTTAGTATAATCTACAAACTCCGAACCTAAAGGAAGAGTCTTAAGTGTTGTTACTGCAGCTCCCTCATAATCCCCAGTTGAAAAATTCCTGTACGTTTTACCGGCTCCGTTGTATAATTTATCTAGCTCACCAAATAAAGGAGTAATATTTGAAGTGGCGTTACTGTATCCATTGCCTGACCACGAGCTTACGATTCTAGATAATTTTTCTATTCTCCAATCAACAAACCCCGCTAACGCAGACGCTTGTCCCCACCACTTTGCACCAAAGTTTTCAGGTTCGTTTTTTTCATAAAACTCTCGTGCTGGACTCATCTCCATTTGAAGTTCTCTAAGACCTCCAAAGATTGTAATAGTACCTAACATTTTGATAGCTAACTTTACATCTCCATCTTCTACTCGATTTATTAAACCGTTCATTTGTCCAACTTTATACTGTGCCCAAGATAAAAATAACCCTACGGATTTGGCTAGTGGGTTATTAGACTGAGCAAATAACATTCTGTTACCTATTCCGGGCAAACCTACGTCTCGTTTAAACGCTTTGTTACCTGCTTTAATTAAAAGACTTTCTCCCACAGGAGATTCTAAAGCTTCTTTTACACTTTTAAATTTACTTAGACCTTTTAAGTCTTTCATATTTAAACCATAGTATTTTAAACGTGTACTCAGTGCTTTACTAATAGTTTTTTTGTTACCAATTTTCTTTGCTAGGGTGAACACTTCGTCTATACCAGAACTAAAAGCAACTCTTGCCGCTAGATTTGTTGCTGGAGCCATTAAATTGTACTTAAAAAATGTCTGTGTTAAATTACCAAGCCTAGCTTGTAGGTTAGTGGTAGGATTCATACCTGCAGAAAAAGCTCCTTCGAGGTCTTTTACTACAGTAGAACTAATGGATGTAGAACGAGTTCCGCCTACACCATATAATGAAGCAAGGTTATCTTTTCTCCAAGAGTTAACTGCTGCTGTAGTAGCAGAACGTACACTACTATTTTGAAACGGCTGTAGAAAATCTCCTAATTGAGGTATGATAGAACGTGGTAACATTGTAGAGTTACTTAAAAATGTGAGTAGTGCAAAACCATCTTTAGCCATGTTGCCTTGCAGTATGTCATCTCCTGATTTATGAAGCATACCAAAATAAGCATTAACAGTATTACCCATTAATTTAATTTTCATGTTGTATTCTTTCTGATTTATTAATCCATTTTTTAATTTTAAACCTAGCGTTTTATTTAACGAACTTAAAACTTCTCCGTTCTGTCCAAACTTTCTAGCAAACTCTACACCCTTAACAGTATTTTTAGTAAATGTTCCTAAAAGGTCTTTTAAGTTTTCTTCTAAAATAGGTTCTAGT